TTCCTCGTCAGAAACCTCATTGTAGCCCGACGCCTTGCCTTCGATATAGCGCGCGCCGTGCAACAAGAATGATATTTCAAAGCGCCCAAAAGCATCCCTGACGCGGAATTGATCCCAGTCTTGGAAGGACCACTCGCCAGCAAAAACAGACGCGAAAAGTTCCTCAAGGAAGCCTGCCAAATCGTCGGGCATGTCCGAAAGGAAGGAAGGCAGATGCGGGTTTCCGTAAACGTCCGTTCCGGTCAGTCGGCTTTCGTCGGGGTCAACGTCCCGAAAGCCGCCACCGTCCATCGGGTCGATTTTGACGATGAAGGGGCGCGCCGCTTCAATCGTCTTAACCGTTTCAGCGGCGCGCGTCGGGGTGGCAAGCGTAGTGCCCAGCAGCAGAGCGCGACCAAAGTCGGTTGGCCACATCTCGGGGGCATTCGGTCCGCGACCGCCGGTCGTAAAAAGCCCATCCTTGCGCGCGACCATAACAAGCGAATTGGTCCGCGCGGTGTCGCCGCCGTTCATCTTTTCGATCAATGCTGCCAAGTGCTTGAGCTTCGCCATGCCATAATCCAGTGCTTTGCAGCCTAAGAAACCACATTTCAAAGGCGCTGTCAAGCCTATGAAACGCGGTTTCTTTGATTCTTGTGGCCGGTCGCATCACACGTCACTTCCCCAATCGACCAGCCGCAGAGCCTCGGACGGATCAACGCCGCTTTCCTTGGCCAGCGCCAATGTCTGCACAATCGCGCCAAGCGCCCTCGCCCGCCCGCCTGCATCGAAGGCTTGAAGGGGGCGCATCACGTCCAGCGTGACCGCCGATCCCAGCTTGTCCGATGCTTCCTCAGCAATGCCCGTGGCGATAGGTTGCAGCACCCATTGCGCCAAATGCCGCTGCGCCTCCCTGACCATCGGGCCGGTCGTGGCGGGTGCGGTCAGACCGGGCAGGATGCCAAATGCAAAATTGATCGCATCCCGCGCCGCCGCCAGCGTCTCGCGCGTCATGGCTTTCGACAGGTCCGGGGAAAGATCGTGCGGCTTCCAATCCTGCATAGGGGCCGGTCCGCCCGCCGCCGCGACGTTGACCGATTCGCGGATCAGCACCTTGCCCCGGTTGCCCCGAAACCCGCGCGCCATAGCCTCAAGATCGGTTTGCGGTGCCTCGGGGAATGGCACGATCTGACTGGCCAGCGGTGCCGTCTCGAATACGTCGGCAAGCGCCGTCTCGACCGCGTTCAACAGCCCCGCCGTCAGTTGCGCCCGCTTGAGCGGGGCCGTGCCATAGTAGGGCGCGGACACGTCGCAGCCGATCCGAAAGTGCAGCACCTCAGCCGCCAGCACGGTTTCAGACCGTCCGCCGCCCGCCTCAGACACGGACACGCGGTAGGCCGTGGGCCGTCCGTCGCGGGTGCGAAGATCCCAATCGGAACACGGGACAAGCCCCGCGTCGCGGATCAGGAATAGCGCCTCGCCACGCAGGGCCAGGGACCGCGCACAGAGCGTCAGGGACCGCCGGTCCAGTAGGTCGGTGCCCGACACATCGGCAAGCCCTAGACCGCCTTCCCAGAGCGTCACAGCGCCTTGCGCCGTGGCCGTCAGTTCGGCAATGCCGCGCCGCCCGGAAACATAGGCTTCCCGCGCCGCCATGATCTCAGCCGTGAAGCCCGATCCGCTGGACCGGGTTTCCTCGACCGTCTTTCGTTTGAATGGCCACATGCTCAGGCCCTCCTTTTGTAAGGCCGGGTTGCGCTGATAGCTTTCCTCGATCGCGCCACCCATGTTGACGGAATAGCTGGACACGCCCGCCCGATCCGTCGCGTCCGTCAGGTATTCGGCAAGCCGCCGGAACGCCTCGGAAACAGCCGCGGGAACGTCGCCGCCCCCCACGTCCGCCGTGATCCGATAGGGGCCGTCACCGGGCAGATCATAGCCGCCCCAGGGGGACGCCGCCGGGGTGCATTCCACCCATGCGCCGCCTTCCCAGACCTCGACCGCGTTCAGGGTGGACGGCTGCAAGGGGGCTTCCCATGCGCCTTCCCCCTCGACCGTCCAGACCACTTCCCGCACCGTCCAGCGCATCCGGCAATAAGCCTCGATCCGTTGCCAGAGCGCCGCTTGATCCAGCATCGCCGCCGCCATGCTCAGGCCCGCCGGTGCCGATGGATAGCTGGCCGGGATTGCCTCGACCTCTTTCAATGTCACCGCCATGTCAGAGCCTCCACCTGTTGAGCGCATGGGCAAGCGTCCGATCCTCGACCGCCGCGCATGGCGTCCAGTTGCGCGCCTCAATCTGCGCTTGGGGATAGGCGGGTTTCGTCACGGCGCTGATCTCGATCAGGTCCGCAGAGCGCACCACCCGCAACAGCCCGTCGCTATCACGCCTCACCAGATCGCCGCCGTCCGTCACGCGAAAGCCGGGGCTGATCCCGCCCACCAGCCCCGCCGCAAGGGTGCCCAGGAAGTCGGTGACATAGCCCACGCCGCGCATTTCCGGGGCAATCGTCGCCTCGAAAGTCAGGGCGTCATCGCCGTCCCTGATCTCAAGGCTACCCGCCGCCCGCGATGCAAGCGGACGGTCGAAGTCGTGATGCACCAGCAAGTGAACGTCACCGCCAGCCGCGACCGATGCCCCGAAAGCCCGTGCCTCGAATACTTCCCGTCGCCGTTCCCGACCGCCTTGCAAGACAGTCGGGACAGCATACGGGAACCGGCCCCGCAGGACGGTTGCCCCGTCCGCAGAGGTGCGGACCTCAAGCCCGCCTTTGGAACCGGCCCAGAGCATCACTGAATGCCCGTCAGGATGCGGGTTTGCACCGCGCGGGAAATGGTCACGTCCATCGTGGCCAGCGCCGTGAGCCGCAGCCCGCCCGATTGCGCATCCGAATACGGATCGCGGATCAGGTCGATTGCGCCCCACGTCCCCACGAAGAACGGGGGAACACCGCCCGCCGTGGTCGTCAGGACCGCGCTTGTCGCCGCCGGATCGCCGGTCGGATCGGCAAGGGCGTTGTGGCTCATGGTCACGCTGCCCAGCGCATTCGTCAGACGATTCCATTCGGTGATCCCGCTGCCCGCGTCCCAAATGTCCGCGTCCATCGTGTCCCAGACCTCGGGGCGGATCAGCAGCCGCACATCGCCGGGGCCGCTTGCCGCGTTGCCGGTGATGAAGCTGACCACCTCGGACCGGAACGCGCCCCAAGTTGGGGCCGCAGTAACGGCTTCCTCATTGATGCCCCAGCCGGATGCACCCGCGAAAAGGCCGGTCGGCTCCCCCGCCGATCCGCTGCCCAGGAACACGGCGCGGTCAAGGGCTTCCTCGATAGCGCCGTTCATGTCGCGCCGCACCGCTTGCTCAAGCCCGCTGCCCGATTGCTTGAGCGTCTTGCGCGTGATGCGCATCTGGACGCCCAAATTGTGATCCGGCTTCAAGGGCCGATCAACGGTCGTGTAGGCACTCGGGCCGGTCACATTGCCGGTTTCCGAAGTCGCCCACCCCGCCGTCACGCTGGACGTGGCAACGGGATATTCCACCTCGCCCACGCCCACGTTGACCATCTGGCCACCCATACGGGCCGCGACCGATCCCGCGAAAAGCCTCTCGATGATCGGCGCGGTGCGGATCGGATCGGGGGTGCCACCCGCCACGGTTTCACCGGCCCGGATTTCCAGAGCTTCCCACGGAATCGGAACGCCGCGATAGCCGCCGCGCGACCGCAGTTCGGTGACGATCTCGCCCGTCTGCCCCTCAAGGGCGCGGCCCTCATCCAGAGCAAGGGCCACTTGGCGCATTTCAAAGCCCGCCATGACCTCGGCCCATTCCCGGCTGGACCGGGTTTCCAGATCGGCCCCGGCTTCCCGCCGTTCCTCATCCTCGGCAATGAGCGCCGCGCGATAGCGGGTTTCATTGGACCGATATTCCCGATCCATTTCGTCCATCTGGCGGGTTTCATCCTCGGACGGCTTTTCCTTGCCGACCAGTTCCGAAAGCGTCTGGCGGATTTCGCTTTGCCGCCGTGCGATTTTGACAGAATCAAGCATCTGATTTCCTTTCGTGCTCGATAGGGTTTCGGCCCGTTTGACGGACCAGCTTTTTCCACGCCTCGCGGGCGGGGTCGGGTCGGCCTAAGCCGATCTCGATTCGGGTCTTGCGGGAATGACAGCGCCCGCAGAGGCATTGCAGATTGGACAGCGACCAAGCCAAATCGGGCCGATCCCTGACCGGCTCGATATGGTCGATCTCAAGCCGGTGACGGTTGCCGCACTGGACGCATTGCCAATCGTCGCGCTCAAGCGCCTGCATCCGCAGAGCCTTCCAGCGCGGGCCGCGCGTGATCCGCCGGGAATGGCGGGCGTATTCTTTCCGATCAGTCATCCCGCACCTGCAATTCCCAGAAAATGACCTCGCCACCGGGGGCCAGCGGGGAAACGCGGATCGTGCGGAACACCTCGCCACCGATGCGCAGCCGGTCGGTTGTGGCGGGCGTGAGGGTCAGGCCCTCGACCGACAGGAAAACCCGCTGATCGCCCACGTCCATCAAGCCGCCCGCGATGAATTGCAGCTCGACCGCGTAAGTCGCCGTCAGGATCGTGACGGGGTATTCGGTATCCGGGCCGGGGGTGTATCCCCCAAAGCCGTCCGTTGTGCCTTCACCGGGCCGCAACAGCGTTGCCGCCTGACCGTGTTTCGCTATCAGCCGCGAAGCGGTTTCCATCATCCCCATGCGATGCGCCCTCCCTTGTGAGCGGGGCGGCCCATCATCCGGGCACCCTCAGCGACCGCCAGCACCGTTGCCGCCGCCGCGTCGATCCGGCCCGTGGACCGTGCCTTTGCCAGTTTCAGATTGTTCGCCGGGTCGCGCAGCGTGACCGCATCCGCGAAAGCGGACCGCAACAGCAGCGACGGGGCGGTTT